TACTCCACGCACCAACTTGCAAAATGAAATTATATACAAACATAATCTGATAACAAAATCTTTCATAAATGCAATTGTTCAAATAAACAAAGCATAATTCATATTTTACTATTTAAAGAACGGATGCCCAGCTAATATCTCAGCATTTTCTTCAGCACTAATTTTTATATACTTTAAAAAACTCTTTTCAGTCTTGTGTCCTGTTATCTTCATTATTGATATACTTGGGATTCCTGCTTTAAACATATTTGTCGCCCCGGATCTCCTTGCTGTATGAGTAGTGACCAACTGCCATTTCTCATAAACTCTTTCTACTTGTTTTCCTCCTTCAGTTCGCGTGACTGATACTTTATCATTTATTCCTACAACTCTGCAAACCTCCTTGATCCACTGGTTTATGTCCTGATCATAGACTTTTTTTTCAAAGTCAAACCCAGAATCGATAATGCCCTTTACAACCGGGTGTATAGGGATAATGACATCAGTGTTCTTTTTAGTGCCTTTTTTAGGTTTTATTACAATAAATCCTTTCTTGACATTATCTAAATCAATGCGCTTGAAATCTGACACCCTGAGCGCGGTATAACAGCCAATGAGAAACCTTTTCTTTATATTATCAATTATCTGGATCGTCCTATTAAGGTTATGCGGTCTTGTCTCCTTGGTAAACTGATTTATATTGTCCATTGAGGGCATAAATAAGACTATTTTTTGAAGTTCCGCTTCGGTCAGATATATTGTGTCGCTTTCCTCTGATTCGGTGCGAAATTGAGGGTCTTTTACATCATCCGGGATATTTATCTCCCTGCCGATAGATTTCAATGTTACCTTGATGCATTTGATTATTGATCCGAAATAATTCAAAGAGTAATGCCTGGTCTCTGTAATCCCGTTTGTTTTCTTTTCGTAGGTTTGTGCATTAAACCACCTCCTAAATTTCTCATACCACTCCAGGTCAATGTCTGTTACTTCAAGTTTTGTATGATGTTTCTTTTCATAGTCCTCAATCCAATGCAAGGCTGTGACATATTTTTTCTTTGTCTCCTTGTCATAATTTGACTTGTCTTTATGCGACTGGATAAGATCAGTTAGATATATTTTGTTTTTCTTCTCGCTTTTCAGATCATTATCTATCATTTCCTTTGTCGGGATTATACCGGATAATTTATAGCTGCTGAAAATTGTTTTAAGTTTTGTTTCAAACTTTTCAAGAAGATCATTGTTATTGTCGGCTTCTTTATCCTCCCTGACCAGCCTGCACCTGTGTTTTGAAGAATCCCAGTATTGAGACATGACTGTTACACCGGTAGTGTATTTATAACGTTCCCCTTTGTACCTTACAACGGCAAAAACGGACGTAAATTCTTTTTTACTATCTTTGAGAAAATAATTTACCCGCATATCAGAAACAAAAGTAATAAAAAAGGGTAACGAAATGGGTAACGTTTACATGTTTTTGATACTTTATTTTGACAACAATATTATTTTACATTCCTTGCTGTTTCTTTGTTTTTATTGCCGTTACATATTATTGATAATTTTTTTAATGCTCCTGTTTTGGGCACAAAATAAAAGCCTGATAAGTTGATTATCAGGCTTTTCTATTTTTCGGGGTAACGTTTGGGGTAACGGCAAGGCTTTTTTCTACTCTATATATCCAAAATCTTTCAGCATTTGAGTACATAATTCCAGTGTTTCCTTTTGCGTTAATTTCTTTCCGGAAACAGGTGTTTTCTCCTTGACCTCCTTGCCTTTTTCCTTAAGCCTCTCTTTCAACTTGTCGCCTGCATTACTCATAGTAACCTCCTTTCATTTAATACGTCAATTATATCTTCCGTTGTACTTTCCAAATCTCTTATGCGGTCTTCCGGAAGGTTCGTTTCAGTAACAAGAATTTCTTCGTAGTATTCAGGCAAATCGGTTCTTGCTTCTCCTGTGCTGTAATCAATTCCGAGTATTATTTCATTTCCCATAACAAAGCCGTCGTGTACACGTTGAAATGTCATTCCTGACGTGGCGGTTATTTTAGTGAACTCTTTTCCGTTAATTATTACTTTTTCTGTTTTCATATTTCATTTTTTATTATGGTCTTGTACTTAATGGAAATATATATGCTGCGTATGTCGCCCAGTTGGTTGCTGCTTTATAGGCGTCCACGGAAGCATCGGGAACATATATTTTACAAACAGCTATTATTCCTGTAAAGGCATTAGTACTTGCAAGAGTAGGTGGTGTAGTTGGTTCAAATATATACTCTTGCATTTTTGTACAATAATAAAAAGCATAAGTATCAATTGATGTAACACTTGAAGGAATCACTACACTTTGTAAGGCAGAACAATTATAAAAAGTATAATTTCCGATTGATGTAACACTTGAAGGAATCACTACACTTTGTAAGGCAGAACAATAATAAAAAGCATAAGTACCAATTGATGTAACACTTGAAGGAATCACTACACTTTGTAAGGCATAACAATTATAAAAAGTATAATTTCCGATTGATTGTACACTATCTCCAATAAAAACCTTTCTTAATATCAATTCATAATTTAACCCATTCCCAAATAGATAGCTCTGAAATGTATATACACCGGCACACTCAATCCTTATTACATAATCACCAACAGCCTCAAATGTTAGATTTATCGTTACATTTCCACTTGCCGAACTTGTACCAAGTAATGCTCCCGAAGTATTGTCATAAACATTTAAAACATCCGTTGTACTTTTATTCAGATATAGCGAAGGTGTCAACCTATGTGGTACAGTAAAGCTCAAAAACAAATAACTATGCCCTGTCGTTGTCCTATACGTTGCCCCGACATCCAAATCTCCAGTGATGTTACTGAAATCATTATTCCATTCATCAAAGGTCAAAAGGTCGTGGGTAGGTACAGTTGGAGCTGTTGCCGCCTGCCCCTCATTTACCCACTGCTCCTTTAATATAGTACCGTCAAAGTCAATAAACCTGACAAGATAATCGCCGGAGGTTGAACCTCCCGCAGTAACAGGTAACTTAAAAGTTCCAATCATGATTAATAAATATTAATTGTTACACCAATATTTCCGGAAGGTAAATTTTTTGCATACAATTTGACACTTCCTGCGCTTGACACAGTTTTCGGATATATATCGGCATTTTTCACCACCTCAATTGAATCGTTATCCGGAATGACGTCAACGATCGATGTGTCCAGAATGTTGGCGTTTGACAGGTCATACTCATAAATAGAGCCTACCAGCGTCCACCCTGTTGTTAGAAGCGTTAAAGAAGCAACTTGTAAAACGGTCATCTTGTCGCCTTTATCGCCTTTATCGCCTTTAAGCGATGCCAGCCATTCAGCTTCCGATCCGGTATAACCTTCAGAAACCGCAACCTCATAAGCTGATAAGCCTTCCTCTCCCTGAACTCCTTGAATACCCTGAATACCCTGAATACCCTGATCGCCTTGCAATCCCTGATCTCCAGTATTTCCTTTTTCTCCAGTATCACCCTTTATGCCTTGTATTCCTTGTATGCCCTGAATACCTTGTATGCCCTGCTCTCCTTTGTCGCCTTTGTCGCCTTTTTCACCCTTCAATAAAGCCAACTGCTCTGGGGTGAAATCTTCATATAAAAATGGTTCTCCTTTTAATGAAGCAAGCCATTCTTCCCTTGTACCTACAAAACCTTCATTAACAGCAACCTGATAGGCTGAATCTCCTTTGTCTTTGTATTGTTCAACAGTAAAGGAGTTTGTTGGTGTTGTCACTTCAGCCGAATAATTCTTTTCAACTTTTGTGACGTTTATAGTATAATTATCAGCCATGATTAATAAGTTACGTCTTGTTCCACTTCAACAGTGCCCTTAACATAGGTGTCAACAACTCCGTTAATGTCTGTCACTTCTATATCGTAGTCGTAAATTCCTGCTTCCATTTGTAAGCTCTTAATTTCGTCAATCCTAAATGTACCGTTTACAGCATCTAATATTGTTATTCCTCCACTATTCTCTGTTGTTAATTTCAGGGCTGCCGCTTGCTGTTCTTCTTTACGGAAATAGCATCTTATTAAGCTTCCTGTGAGGTTAACTGGTGCATTATTTTTTAATAATGCGAATGTTATTGCTTCGACTGAATCGCCGCATTTCCAGTTGTCAAAATTTATTATTGCTGAAATCATAATGAGTTATTTTAATATTAAACTATACTTGTTATTATTCCGTTCGTTACTGTAACTGTTTTGCCGTCGGCTGTTGTGAATGTGCCGCTTGCTCCATTTGAAGGAGTGAAAACTCCTGTGCTTGAAATTCTTTCTGTACCGCCAATTTTCATTGATATAAAATCAGCAACGCCACTACTATTAATAACTGCATTTCCACCAGCCATAAACAACCTTCCGCCTGCCTGAATTAATACTCCAAGACCCCCAAATGAGCCTCCATATCCAGAAGAACTAACACCATATACACCATAACCGCTGTCACTTGTCCCGTATACTCCAGCATAGTTACCTCCTGCAGCTCCATATATTGCATTTCCTGAAGATGAAACATAAAATTTGTAAGCACCATTACTTGCAGCCCCAACACCAACATTTCCTAATGTATATTCTATCCCGTTTGAGTCTTCAGTCCATTCTGAAGCTGGAGCATTTGCCCATCTTGTTACCCAATATCCACCATTATTGAATATTTGTAGAAACTGCCCTGACGTGCCATGAGAAAGTCTATTCCATCCTCCATTAAAATAAAGCGTATCTCCATCTGCACCTGACGTTAATTCAGATACAGATCTCCAATAAGGAATTGTATGATTACAAGAAAGCACCTGACCTGCTGCTCCTTTATTTACTACTACCCATCCTGTGCCGTTATGATATAACAGATCTCCCTGCACACCTGAAGGCAAACCACTTGCTGCGGCTGCCCATGAAGGCAAACCACTTGCTAACGTCAAAACCTTTCCATCCGTTCCCTTAGTTAACCGTACCCAACCATTATTGTAAATCAAAATGTCTCCATTCTCTCCAATTGGTAAACTTTCTGCACTTCCACCCCAAAGGGTACAGGCTGTCCTTTTTCCATCTGTAACCTTACTGACAAAACCAAGCTTGTACTTGATAGTATCTGCTGTTTCCTTTGCCCACAAATGATCTTCATCTGCTACTATTGTAGCTGTTGTCTGTCCTGTTGCTGTCGGTATTACTGCATATAGATTGTAGCTTTTTGCATCATCTGATAATGTCAATGTAGCTGCTTCGATAGTCCATGACCTATATGGAATATAAGCCTCGCTGTTTTCAAGCTTCTTTTCTATCTCTGCTCTTGTAAGTCCGTTGATAGAGTGATGTATGATACTGCCTGCTGAAATAGCAACCTTCGTTTTATCCCCTCCGGAATTAGGAGTAAAAAGAACATCTTTCAATGAAAACTGCATTTCGCCTGTGTCAAGTGCAATCATGAATGGATCCAAACTTTCCTTTCTGTTGTTTTCAGGAATAAAATGTTCGTCCCGATAATCAAAGACCTTCGATTTTAACTCATTAGTAGTCTTAAGGCTTCTGATTGTTTTTTCAACGGTATTAATCTTATTGACAGTTATGGCCTGTGTTACTTGTTTCTCCTGTATTGCCTTTTTTCTGCCGTTTACTGCAAAACGAATATCGGAAAGCTTCAATGTCATGTCTGCACTATCAAATAGCTGATATTCCATTGAAATAACCCTGCAGGTGCTTGAAATATTCAAATCTGTATCTACCACTGTAAAAGTGTCACCCAGGTTAATTGCAACATTGTTTTCTGTGAAATACTTCTTATCTGATTTAAGGGTATATGATACCCTTGGAGTGCAATACTCGTCAAGATATGCCTGTCCTTTTACATCAAGTGCTGAAACAGCAGCCGCAAGGTATCCGGAGGGCATATTTATATCTATCAATACATAAGTGTCATTTGCGGCCGGGTAAATAGCTGATGAAGGAAAACAAGTGCCTGCCTCATCCTTATATGGTGTTAAAAGAAATTCTTTTTTCACATGATCGTAAGCCGCAACATCAACGGTAAATCCTGCCATGTCCCCGGTAAGGAAACTTATCTTTGGCGTAGTACCACTTACTATATAATCATTAAGGTCAAAATCCATACCACTATCAACAAGCTTCACTTTTTCTGACGTGGTACCGGTATTTTCAATTACAAATGAACTTATCGTTCCTGTCCTGCTCGGCCGTATTTCGTCAAAGGTGATTGAAGCCTCACGCATGCCATAAGTTGAAAGGTTTTTTTCAATATATTCAACTGACCCATGCAAACAGTCATAAGCGTAATCAGAGGGTAAGTTCCTGTTTGAACCCCGGTAATATAACCTTGTTATCAGTTTGTCAATGTTAACACTATTGCGCTGAATGTTATATAACCCTTTCCCTTTCCCGTATTCAAGGCTTAATGCCAATGTATTCCCAACCTTTGCGGTCAGGTTGATATAAGCTTGTACATGTTCATACTCCAGATTAAATTCATCGCAAATGATGTTTAAGGCTGCAAGGCAGTTAAGGTTTGAAAACTGAATGTTTTTGTATCCTGTTGCCGGGGCTGTACCCTTTGTAAAGCTGTTAGGAATTGTAACATTTGAACGGGTAATATTGAAAAACAATAAATCAAGCATCTGTGAGGCTGTCCCATTGAAAAAGAAATCAGTATCAAGATTTACATCAACAAATAGGATTTTTTCAAGGTCAAATATCGGAGACTTAAAATTGAAACTGTAAATATGCTCATTGCTACCTTTCTTTTCATAATTAGGCAGCTCGTTAAGCATATACATCCAGCCCGCATGCTTTACCGCTGAACCGATAGGAAACTCCTGAAATGTGCTCGTTCTGGCTGAAAAGGTGATAATATCCTTACCGCATAGCTCCCTGCTTACCTTTGCATCCGAAGCTTCTACGTCAATGTATGCCCCGGTAGTAGTACCTTCTGTATATATCCTTAGTTTCATGTTATGATACCGTTAGTGTTCCGTTTCTTAAAAAATATGCTGCCTCTGTAACCCCGCTCGCTGCGCTGTTTACTGTCACCGCTTCAATGTCGTCTATCTCACCAGTCACCACAAGCGGGAAAAGCGCACCTGACACCGAAGCAGTAAGGGTATAATCTGTCTGTTCAAGATTAACCTCTGTTTTAGTGTTGTTCCACCATACAGTAATATATCGTTGCTTATTGCTGTCCGTGTTAAGGGTTTTACTCCCTTTTGATATAGTGATCGAAACCGATTTGGTTGATGTTCTTGCATCCCATTGAACTTGAAAATTATAAGGTTGTGGCTCAATAAATATAAAATCCACTTCTGCAATACACTTTCCGGCTCTGAAATGTTTTATCGGGTTTGCAAGTGTTGATTTTGCAAGGTAAACCATGTAACCCCTGTTTGATACATCCTCACACCTGAGCATTTTAAGATCAGGAAAAGAAAGCTGGGTTGTGATTGTGTTTATCTTGCTTTCAAGGTCGGACCATGAGGATCCAACTATAATACAGTTAAGAGTTATTGTCCTTTGACCATAATGGAAGTCAAGGCAGCGCGTACTTACATCGTTATAATCTTCATCTTTCCAGTCAGTACCGTTTTCTTTTATGGCAGGAAAATCAAAAAGTCCTTTATGTCCTCCCCTTATTACGGTCAATCCCTGTGCGCTTAAGTCTATTGCTCCTATCTTCATCGCCTTTTAATTTGGAAGTTCATAATCTGCTGTTTTAGTAAGCGTTATTGTGCTAACAATGGCAATACCACTTTCAAATACATAATAATCTGTTTTGATGCCTTTATCCATTATGCCAATAAACCCGATTGTATTTGCCCCGTGCGTTATTTGGAATGTCTTTTCTCCTGTATCTGCGAGTATGCCGATAAGGCTATAAAGGGCAGTTTCAGCAAGTGCAATTGTATCAAACAGACCTATGACTATTAAATTTGCCCCTGTGCTTTCCTTTATTGCTGCAATAGGATAAGGGTTTTGACTTGAATATTTATCATCTCCCCCTGAGTTGTTTTTTCGGGCAGGAATAGGGAAAAAACCACTCCATCCGGAAAGTCTGAACCCGAAGCTTGATAGTGTCGTGCTATTTATCGTCAGTTCCATTATACTCCAAAATAATTACCTGATCCACTGCTTGCATTTTTCATCGCTGTCAATACATCTGCCATTATCTTCAGTTGTTTGAAATGGTCGGGCAGTGTTTCAAGAAAACGGTTATACGCTGTGTTATTTTCAATATTATGCAAGGAAACAAGCTGCTTGTCTACCATGTCTTTCATAGCAATAACATTAAACTGGATAGAGTTCATCCTCCCCTCCAATAGCCCTGCTGTTTCCTCTGTCATACCGGAAATAGAACGCTGGTAAGTTTCTTTGCTGACTTCGTCTGATGCTCCTATTATTATTTTCCATGCTTTAGCATCTTCCCTTGCTGCATCCACACCAGCCCAATAGGTATCTTTTAGCATTTCAACTTCTTTTTCAGTAAGGGCTTCACCGCCTTCTGAATTCTTTGAACGGAATATCCCTATTTGTGTTTGCAGTTTAGTAATAGTGTCTTTATTGAACGATTCAGTAATAGCCTTAAATGCTGCCTGCCTCATTAAATCTTCAAAGCCGTCCGCAAAGTCACCAAGAGAACCATCTGCGCCAAGCTTCATGCCATCCATTATTCCTGTTGCAATAGTATCTGCTATATCATTTGAGCTGATACCGGTCATATCCTCCGTCCACTGGTCATTGTCAAGGATAAAGTTTTTAATACCGTCAAGGGTGTTAAACTCCTTGCCTGTTATCTTGCCCAATATCCAATCAATAGCCTTAAATTGAAGTGTGTTGAATTGTATTGCAAGGCTTAATAAGTCTGTATAATCGCTCATTGTTGCCTTTTGTCCGGACTGTGCATCTGTTAGGAGAGAGGAAAAACCATCAATAACGCCAATAGTATCATTTAGGACAGCGTCAAGCTGTTCATCAAATCCTCCAAACAGATTACCAAGCTCTGAAAATCCATTAGCTAAGGTGTTAGAAATACCGATTGCTTTATCTACATTTTCCCTAATACGTTCATACGTTTCCTCTTCAATTTCGGCCTGCTTCTTAGCAAGTTCAAGCTGTTCACGTTTTTCGTCTGTTAACTTTGGCATTGCTTCAAGCTGGAATTCTGTGTTTTCTGCTTCCTTTTCCACCTGTTGCATTGCATAATCCAGCCGTTTCTTTTGCTCGGTTGTCAACTTTTGCCCTTGCTTTAATCCTGCCTTTTCATATGCTGTCTGAATTTTTGTAAGCTCCTTTTGTGATTTAAGGAGGCTGTCTGTCTGCCCCTTCATGGTTGCAATCTGCTGATCATCCCTGCTTAGTTGCGCAACTTCAAGCTTTTTGAGGGCTATCTTATCCATTATGGCAGCTATCTCATTAGCATTTTTCTGCTCATCCTTTGGATTGGTGAAAGTGCCAACTTTACCCTGTAATGTCTTTAACTGCTCCTCTAATCCTTTCAATGTTCCGGGTGTGAACTTTGCATCTACGTTCACCCCTGTAAGCGTCTTAAGCTTATTTTTTAAGTCTGCAAGGTTTTTTTCCTGCTTTTCAATGTCTTCTACGGAGGATTTGGAAGATAGCGAGCGCATCTCCTTTAACTTCTGTTCCGAATTGGAAATTTGTTTTTTAAGTTCATTGATTTGCTTTTCAACCGTGCCCGATTCCTTTTCCTCTTTGGTTTTATAGGTTGAATTGATAATGTCCATTTCACCCTTCAAGAGCTTAACGTTATTCTGCGCATCAATAATCTCCTTTTGAGCATCCTTATATGCCCCTGAGAATTTCAAATATTTCTTATCCTTGTATTTATCCTGAACCTTGTTAAGATCGCTTTCGGCCTGCACAATAGCCTCATTCATCCTTTTACGATAAATCTCTACTGCTTTCCCTGCTGCCTCTGCTTCTCCCATGCCATTACGCATAAAACTGTCTTGCATGGTTTTGATTTCTGACTTTGCTGCTTCACCTGAATTGCTGATATTTTTTTCAAGTGCTTCCTTACGCATAGTATTTAATGACTTTGTAAGCCATTCCACCCCTTCAACTACCTTAGTAAGCCAACCTATTACAGTGACAAAAACACCTGAGCTTTCATTTCCCATTGAGTTAAGCATCCTGTCCCATGCATCACCCAAGTTTGATATTTTGCCCCCAAGTGTCCCGGATATGGCCTCCATGGATCCTGCTACACCTTCCATTTTACCCAGTGATTGTAAATAGCCGTCAATAGCTTCTGCACTGTTTTGTATCTCTGTCTTTTGCCCTTTAAATGTAAAAGTGATCTTATCCCCTTCTTTACTTGCTTTAATACCAAACTCCTTTAACCTCTCAAATTCTCCTGTAACAGCATCGGCTGCCGCTTCTGCAAACTGGTCAAAGCTTTTACCTACCGAAGCGGCTACATCGCCGTATAAGGTCATTTTTTCAATGTTCGGTTTCAGTCCATAGTTAGTAAGTTTAACGTAAGCTCCTGTTAGTTCAGAAAGTGCAAACGGTGTTTTGGCCGCAAAGTCTGTCAGCTCTCCCATTGCCTTTTTAGCAAGTACCTCACTGCCTAATGAATTAGTGAGGACAGCTTCATATTTTTCAAACTCGCTCCTTACACTTATGATTGACTGGACCAGGGCAGATGCCCCGGCAGCAATGGCAGCAAAACTGACCATGCCCCCGATCTTTCCCAATGCGCCCCCTGCCTTTCCTGCTGAACCTTCTACACTGTTCAAATGCTTATTGGTGGTGCTGATTTCGGAGTTAAGCTTACCTGTCCCCTTGCCGTCAAAGGCATCATCAAGGTTTCTCCCTGCCTTTTGTGCTTCATTTGACATCTTCTGAAGCTCCTTTTCAATCTTGTTTACAGATTCTTTAAGCTTGCTTATATCAATTGAAGCATCAAACTCTAAATTTCCGGTGTTTGCCATTACATTAACGATTTAAAAAATTCATCATCCGTCATGTCTGCCATGCTCTTTTTCTTAATTCCTCCGTTATCCTTCTTTTCACCTTTATATTTCAACTTGTCAAGCATTAACAGTGAAATACTGAGCCAACTATATTTGTATAAAATCTCGTCCATTGTCATATGGAATGTCTCCATCAGCCCAGCTATCGTTCCCCAGATAGATTTATTACCTATGTAGTTGGTTTCATGATCCTCATCGAGCTTATCAGGGTTGTAGAGCTGAAAAAAAAATCTGCACCCGATTGTTTAATGATTATCAGAACCAAGTTGTTTAATTCTTCTGCTGTCAGGGCATTATAAAGCTTCCTTGTCAGTCTTCCGGACAGGAATTTCATTTTATATCTATCTCTTAATATGGCCTTGGCAACAATACGGGCACATATCTTCGCACTTTGCCCGGCAGTGGCAATCACATTCATTGCTGTTGCTGCTTCGCTGATAGCTGGTATCTTTAAAGCATCCTTTGAAATTTCAACAAGGGTACAAAGCTTTAAAGGCTTAATTTCATAGCTTCCCAATCCTTTTATTTTGAACTTTACTCCTTCATCGAGCAACACCTTAGCCGCTTGCTGTTCGTTGCTTATTTCGCCTGTTTCTATATCCTTTTTAATTTTTTTCATTACAATAATCACTTATGATGTAAACTGATTTCTTACTTCTTATTTTCCTGTACACTCCGTCACCTTCACGGCTTCCGGCCTCATTGGTATTTCCTTCAACAGTATAGTAGTTGTTTTTGTCCTCTGAATCAATAAAGCCAACGTGTGCAATCCTTTTTTTACTTTCATACCACAAACCAAATACTTGGCCTTTCTTAGATTTATAGTCTGTTTTTTGCCAAGATTTTTTATATACTATGTTTGTTCTGAACCAATCAGGAGAATATGCAGAATTAGGGGCTTTAATGCCTACCTGCTTGAAGTTCCAGGCCACAAAAGAGGCACACCATGGATTACCTTTTCCAAGTCCGGATACTGAAAGATAGTTTTCTACCCTTACTCCGTCGTTGTTATTGGTTGCTTCACGTGTGCCTACTTGTGAGGTATAACATTTTTGAAGGGAATCCCTTAAAGGTTCGATACCGTGAGTACGTAGGACAAATAAATTAAGGCAAAGAAACAAAGCCCAATAATTGTTTTTTCTTTTGAACTGAATTGCTCCCATTCTTTTGTTTTTTCATCATCACGGTTAATTGCTTCATAAAGCCAAGGTGCTCTAATTCTTAGTATCAGCATTGACACCCCAAGCATTATCAGGGTGAAACAAAGCCCAAGGAAAAGCTTTTGAAATGGCTCTATCCCGAACATGTGCAAACCCATTTTATCGCCAAAATGGTCGACAAAATACCAAAGGGCAAGTCCTAACGGAATAGTGATTATATCAGTATAGTTTTTCATTGCTTACTTTCTTAAGTTCCATTCTAAAACTCCTAATATTGCACTTATGATTGCAACTGCACCAGTGGCGATCCAGATAAATCTTGAATTTACTTCAGTCTTTTTTTCAACTATCGAAACCCTATTGCCCAACATTGTTATTTGTTCGTTGCAATGCTCCTTTGAAGCATGTACGCTTTCCTTTAAGCTATTGAAACGCTCATCGAGCCATAGTTTATCTGATTCTGTCATTGCGTGAGAGGATTAAAGCCTTGTCTGTTAAAACAAGGCTTTGATTATTAATTTACTCTAATTATGCTGCTGGCATAGTGATAGTGTAAGGAGCTGTTGCTGCCTTGGTAGGTGTCAGCACTGTTGCCTTTATCTTCACTCGTGACAGTTCCTGACGGTTCAATGACCAGTCGAAATTGGCAATAATCTTAGCCCTTACTATTTTCATAATATGGCCTGTGAGAGTTGTAATTTCGATTGATTTTTCAACCTCTGCTGTTACGTCAGGCGGAGTATATACTGCCGGTGTCCCTGCTTTTGTGCCTCCGAAGATAGCGATCAGGGTATCAGGCTGTATGTCGTGGATAGAGAACTCAAGTGTCATTACCGATGGTTTTGTAGTAATGACCTCAATAGGAGGCTCAACCTCTTCAACAAAAAACTCCTTTACTTCGGGGTCTGTTGTGGTTATCTTGGCTGAGTCCTTTTCAGTGTATGCAAGTACAGCAAGGGATGTTCCCATGCCTCCGTCACCTGCAATAGCACCTATTTTTAGGGTTGTTAAACCCAGTGACCTTTCTTCTGCCATAATTATCTGTTATTATTTAATTTAACATTGCAACCTTATATTTCAGGCTTAAATAATGATCTCCATTTTCACCCTGAAATATGTTTTCATTTATCAATTCATAATCTATATAATCGTCCTCATCATTAGGAGTATTGGCGTCCATCAAAGCTGTAACCATGTCATAAATTTGGTACAGCCTCTTATTGTCTATCAACCCCTGCTTATCTTCAACATGTATATTTATATTGACATAGCCAACCTGTAATATATCATGCGGGAAACCAAGTGTATTGACCACTATATACTCTTTCAAGCTGTTGCTCTTCTTAATAGAGTATGGAAATACCAGCATATTGACCTTTTTAATCATTACTCCGGTACTGGTGTACTTGGTTGTTGTAAGTATTTTTATTGCCCTTGCAACGGCATCCTGACATGTCATATTGGTTTGATTATCCGATATACTTTGATTACGATCAATGCAAGGAGAAAAAGGATAGATATAGCACCCATTGAAGCAAGAATCCTCACCCAATTTGGTACATACTTCTTTACCTCTGTCCTTACAATTACCTCATTTTTAACATTGCTCGTGTGCTTTTCTTTCCACCTTAATACTACTGCCTCCGAATCAACGGGCACAAAGACATGAAACCAACGGTCTTTAAATTCGACAATTGGCTTAACTTTACGGCCCTTTATTGTCTCCAGCTCGGTTAAAACAACATTGTTTAAGCTGTCACACTGAAAAAGGGCATTAACAAGGGAAGAATCAGCAGGGAGCATAACAATACTGTCATGATAGATAACCATAGTGTCAGTATTATATACTGTTGTGGAAACTTCATTGCATGGTTTACACCCGGCAAAGAGCAGCACAATGAGCAATATGAAAACAAGGTTTTTCATTATTTCTTTTCGATTTTCAGAAACTTAAGGACAAACTGAATGATAGACACGTCGAAGATCCCGTTAGCTACCAAACCGACTCCGAAGCCATACAAGATCACAATATACCATTGTAAGCCAACGAACATCCCGATTTGTAAAGCCCATCCAACGAAAGAAAGTATGATAGCAATAACCCAACTTGACAACTGCTTATAAAAGCCTGATAAGTTAAGCAGGTTATTCAACCAACTTGATACTATTACCACTAAGGAGGCCAGAGCTGCAATTGAAACAAAGTAACTTTGTATGTCCCCGGTAATAGCATTTCCGTCTTGTGCGAATATCATTACCGGCATCATGAATAAAAATGCCAGTGAAAGCATTATTTTAATGAAGATTTTCATAACAATTTATTTTTCAATTTTTGAAGATCACCCTCAAGGAGTGAGATTATCATCAGGGATTGATTTGAAATGACATTAAAGCCTTTCGACTCTACAGCCGCAGCGTAGTTCATCCCTGCAACACCGATCAAATAGTAAACATCAGGTATTTTCGTTATGCTTGTGACAGCTTCCTTTGCTCCTTCTCTCCCTTCATTGTTGCCCTGCAAATTATCTTCTATCAGTACATTTCCTTTATAGAGAAAATATCCCAATGAACTTCTTAGATTGCCTGTTTTATCCTTATATGTATTTTCATCACGGCATAATTGAACAAACTGCTCGCCTCTCCTTCTCAGTATAGCCAATATTGCAGCTTCTACCCTTTGAATTTTATCATCAAGGGCTTTGCGTATATCGCTTGTATTGAAAAGAGGCTTTATCATACTCGTATTTCTGAATGGAGTTGATAGTTCATGTGAAACTTTACAGTTGATTCAATTATCACGCTGCCAATTGTTAATGTGCATTTGCTCCCATAAGGGATAATAGTTGCCATTGTCGGCAGGTAAACAGTATAGCTGTACACAACGAGCTCGCCCGATGCTGTTGGGATTGTATTCCCTTTGGCATTAGGTTCACAACGGCATGCAAGAGATACCGGTGCCTGATCAGTCCCAAATATCCACTCCCCGTCCCTTAAGACCGGAGGAGTGGCATTTGGTAGTGAAAAT